GAGCTGATTGACACTATCCAATGCAGTAAGACCCCCATCTACACCATCAATCTGGGCTACCAGTATTCTATGGGTTTCCTGATTGGCCTGGCAGGTCACAAGCGGTTCGCTATGAAGAATGCCAAGTTCCTGATGCACGATGGTTCAAACTTCGTCTACAACTCCGGTGCTAAGGCGCAAGACCAGATGCGGTTTAACAGCCGTGTGGAAGAGCGTATTAAGGAGTACATCCTGTCTCGTGGCAATCTGACCAGCGAGGAGTACGATGCAAAGCTCCGTGTCGAGTGGTATATGTTCGCCGATGAAGCCAAAGAGCGTGGCTTCGTTGACTACATTATCGGCATTGACTGCGATATTGACGAAGTAATTTAAGGAGGTTCTATGGAAGAATATCTTGGCTTCAAAGAAGTCACTCTTTCTGACGAAGAACTTGCCTTGATTTATCAGAAGACGCCTGGGTATAACCTTGGCTGTCTGAAGAACGAATATCTGGTCGTACATAACAAGAACGGAGAAGTCGCAGACCATTTCTGTTGGAATGGTACGCACTTCGTACAAGTCCCCTATAAGCAAATCAATAGCAGGTTCGGTGGCAAAGTCAAGCCCCGTAACACACAGCAGCGTCTGGCGCTCGATATGCTGTACAATCCCGAAATCACCATCAATATGCTTGGTGGCAAGTTCGGCACCGGCAAGACCTTCATCATGGCGGCAACTGCCATGGACTTGTTGGAGAGAGGCAAGTTTGAAAAGCTTGTTTATGTACGCAACAACATCGAGGTTAAGGACTCCAAGCCCATCGGTTATCTGCCCGGTACATCCAATGAGAAACTGATGCCTTTTGCGATGCCTCTCGCAGACCACATTGGCGGTGTTGAAGCACTCGAAATGATGATTAACCAAGGCAAGATTGAAATCGTTCACTTCGGACAGATTCGTGGTCGAGACTTGAAGAACTCAATCATCATGTGTTCCGAAGTTGAAAACATGACTAAGGAGCATATTCAGTTGCTGATTGGTCGTGTTGGCGAAGGTTCTGTCCTTTGGCTTGACGGCGATGTGAAGCAGGTCGATATGGAAGTGTTTCGGCAGAATAGCGGTATGCAGATTGCTTTGGAACGACTGCAAGGTCATCATCGATTTGGCTATGTCAAATTCCTAAAGACCGAGCGAAGCGAAACTGCAGCCATGGCTGACCTGCTGGATTGAGGTGAGCCATGAGACAGTTGAAAATCCTGGTCGACATGGACGACACAATCGAGTATCTGCTTTTCGCCTGGGTTGACTGTCTCAACAAAAGATACGGTTTATCCGTAAAGTACAGCGATATTCACGAGTGGGATATCTGTACTGCATTCCCGACATTAACGGCGGAGCAAGTATATGCTCCGCTAGTCGAGGATGACTTCTGGACGACAGTTGAGCCTATCCCTGATGCAAGCGAGGTTTTGCAGTGGGCAATGGAACAAGGCCATGAGGTTTATATCGTAACGGCGTCTGCGTACGAGACAATTAAATCCAAAATGGAGAATGTCTTGTTCAAGTACTTTCCGTTTATCTCGTGGAAGAATGTGTTCATTGCACACCACAAGCAAATGATTCGTGGAGACATCTTGATTGATGACGCTCCTCACAATCTTGAGGGCGGTGACTACATCAGACTCTTGATGACCGCAAATCATAACAGGTCGTATGACGCATCTGCGAACGGCATGATTCGTGTGAATGATTGGCGTGATGTCCGAAACTGCATTGTCGCCGTTGCGCATGAAGACGAACTAAAGGAGGGCTTGGCAGAACACAAAGAGAACCCCGTTGATTATCTGAAAAATGAATGGAGCTTTGTGAACTTACTGCCATTCCAGACAATTCTACTACAGTCTATGTTAGGAGGAACAAATTGAGTATCATCTTGTATTCCACCGGTTGCCCTAAGTGCAAGGTACTTAAGAGCAAGCTGGAGGAGAAGAACATTGAGTTTGTGGAGAATAACTCAGTCGAAGAAATGACCGGACTCGGCATTACCCAAGTGCCTGTCCTTTCCGTTGGCGGCGTTCTGCTTGATTTCAAGAAGGCCGTAACTTGGGTTAACAACAGTTAAGGAGAACATACATATGAACATTCCTCTAAAGATGAACCCCGACTTTGAGAAGGCCATGCAGGCCATGGATGCAAAGTACGGTGAGGACTTCCAGATTCTGAATGGATTCCATGAATCCCAGTTGAACTTCTCCGACTTCATCGATAACTTCATCGATAAGAATGTCGCAGACGCTACTATTGACGCAAATGCCAATGCGTCCAATAAGGACATCCGCAGTATGTTGAATGAGAAGACCAAGCCCCATGATAAGCTCTTCGCATTTAACAAGATTTTCTACGAAATGAAGAAGATGTACAACCTGCGGACCGCAAAGGAGTGGCTTGAGTGTGAGCACAACGGTGCGTTCTATCTGCATGACGCATCTACCACTACCTACCTGCCTTACTGCTATGCCTACGACCTGACTCGTCTGGCAACCGAGGGTCTGTTCTTCTTGAAGAACTATAACAATAAGGCACCTAACCATCTGACAACCTTCCTGGATGATGTCATCGAGTATATCAGCTACATGAGCAACCGTTCCTCCGGTGCAGTTGGTATTCCCAACATCCTCATCTGGACTTACTACTTCTGGAAGAAGGACTGCGCCAACGGTTATGTCATCAAGAACCCCGACTACTACATCCGTCAGAGTTTCCAGAAGCTGATTTACCGTCTGAACCAGCCCTTCATGCGTATCGACCAGACCGCCTTTGTGAATGTGTCTATCTTCGACCGCAACTACATCGAGTCTCTGTTCGGTGGCGTTCAGTACCCCGATGGCACTTATGTCATCGACGAGGTAGACAACATCATTGAGCATCAGAAGATTTTCATGGAAGTCGTTTCTGACATTCGTAGTGAGAATATGTTCACTTTCCCTGTCTTGACTTATAGCCTGCTGTATAAGGACGGCGAGTTTGTGGATGAAGAATTCGCTCGTTGGTGTTCTGACCACAATACTCAGTGGAATGACAGTAACTTCTTCGTAAGTGGAGATGTCACCACGCTGAGTAATTGCTGCCGTCTGCTGTCCGATACCTCCAAGCTGAATGCGTTCATCAACTCTATCGGCGGCACAGCTCTGTCTATCGGTTCTGTCAAGGTCAACACCATCAATCTGATGCGCATTGCTCTGGAGACCGAATGTGACGAGAAGAAGTATCTGGCTCTGCTCCGTAAGCGTGCAACCCTGTGCTGTAAGACCTTGGATGTGGTGCGTCACATCATCAAGCGTAATGTGGAGAAGGGTTTGTTGCCTAACTACACCGATGGCGCTGTTGAGATGGACAAGCAGTATTGTACTATGGGTATCCTCGGTCTGTATGAGGTAATCGAGTCCTTCGGTTATACCTATCAGGACGAGTTCGGCTACACCTACTACACTGATGAGGGTCTGGCTTTTGCAAGCAAGATTTTCGAGGTGCTGAATGATGTTAAGGATAATTTCACCGATGAATATTCCTTCAATATCGAGTCCGTTCCCGCTGAGCGTGCCGCTGTCATCCTGTGCCAGAAGGATAACGCCCTGTTCGAAATCGAAGACCGCTTCATCTACTCCAACCAGTGGATTCCTCTATCCACCAAGTGTACTATCCAGGAGAAGCTGAGACTGAGTGCAGTTCTTGACGAGAAGTGCTCCGGCGGCTCTATCTCTCACATCAATCTGGAAGCCAACTTCCCCAATACCGATGTGGCTTGGGATATGCTGAACAAGATTGCACAGTCCGGTGTTATCTACTTCGCATTCAACACTCGCATCAACGAGTGTGAGAACCACCACGGCTTTGTCGGCACTGAGCATTGCCCTGTGTGCGGTGAGCCTGTCTACGATACATATCAGCGTATCGTCGGTTACCTCGTTCCCACTCGTTCCTACTCCAAGGAGCGATTCCGTGAGTTCACCACTCGCCAGTGGTATGAGTATGCGGAGATGGTCGGCGAATGAGAGTAAAGACGATTGTCGATGAAGACTTCGTCAACTACTCAAAACCCTCTATGTTCATCGGCACTATCTCCTGCGGAGGTAAGTGCTGTCTTGAGGGAGGATTCCCTCTGTCGGTTTGTCAAAATGATGGGTGGCGTGGAAACGCCCCCATCGACATCCGGGATGAAGTAATCGTTAAGCGGTATCTGCAGAACCAGATTACCCAT